TGCATGGAAACGCGAACTTGTGTTTCTTACCGATCGTGCTGCAGTTAATGGACTTGCGGGAGTAAAGTACATTGACCGCATTAACGTGAGCACCTCAATGGGTTTTCCATGGAACACTTCAAAGAAACAGTTTCTTCGACCAGATCCAACAGAAGACTTACCGGATGGTGTTACGTTCACTGATGAAGTGTGGGAACGCGTTCGCCACGTCGAGCAATGCTATGCAGAAGGTCGTCGTGCTTATCCAGTATTCACCGCACACCTCAAAGATGAGGCAACTAGCTTCGCAAAGATAGAGAAGAAGAAGACTCGTGTTTTCACAGGTGCGCCCATCGATTTCAGTATCGTGGGACGCAAAAAACTTCTCTCGTTTGTTCGGCTGCTTCAGAAGAACAAGCTTATTTTCGAAGCTGCCCCTGGAACTGTGACACAATCGCTGGAGTGGACCCACTTCTACCACTATCTGACCCAACATGGTAAAGATAGGTTGGTTGCGGGAGACTACGGCAAGTTTGACAAGCGTATGCTAGCGCGCTTCATTCTTATGGCTTTTGAAGTCATTATTGAGGTACATCGCGCTGCTGGTTTTTCTGATGATGAGTTACAGGAAATTCGTTGTATCGGCTTGGATATTGCGTTTCCCGTATGCAATTTTCAAGGCGATATCATCGAGTTTTTCGGAACGAACCCATCGGGACACCCTTTCACGGTTATTGTGAACTCTCTGGTGAACAGCTTGTACATGCGCTATGCGTACTGTATGTTGAACCCCACAAAAACCAGTTGGGATTTTCGTCAGAACGTGGCTTTGCTCACCTACGGTGATGATAACGTTATGGGGGTTTCCCTTAACGTCCCATGGTTCAACCATACAGCGATTCAGGACATTCTTTCTACCATTGGTGTTGAATACACAATGGCGGATAAGGAAACTGCTTCAGTTCCGTACATCGACATCAACGATGTTTCATTTCTCAAGCGCAAGTGGCGCTGGGAGGAGGAATTGAATGCGTTTGCTGCTCCGCTCGAAGTTGATTCCATTCAAAAATCACTGACTGTTTGGGTGCCCTCGCGTACTATTGACAAGTACAAAC